ACTTGGTGGGGCAACTAAAGCATCTACCCGTATCGCAGGATTTGCCCCGGCTGGTTTAGGCGCGGAAGGTTCTGTTGCTGCACAGACCGCTGCGCGACTTGCTGCTACGGCTCGCGTAGTCTCAGGAGGCTTTGCAATAGACATGGCTTTGGCTGTGCCGGAACAATACGAGGCCGCAACAGAATCACCGACGCTGCAAGGCAAGGTCGAGGGTTGGCTTGGCGTGGTGTCGTCACTAGCTTTTGCAACATTAGCAGCTAAACATGCTGCAAAAAAACCGTTGGAATTAGCCGAAAGACAGACTTTGGAGAGCGTATTGGAACTAGCTAAACGCACACCGGATGCAGTGCTAGAAGCTGTAGCGCGCAACATGGAAGCGGATGTGTATTCACGCAACCTGGCTAAAGCGGAATTGCAACGTCGTCAAATAGAACAACAGGCCGCACTTGCGCCCGAGGCTGCTGCTGCTGCTGAATCGGCAGGAACCGGAATGCCTAGCGGCACGGCAGGAACACCAGCAAAGCCTAACGCCTATGACGGGATAGATTCGCAGGCAATACAAGACGCTCTGGACGGCAAGAATGGAACAATTCCAAACCCGACAGATAGAGCAGCAGCAATAACAGAACTGGAAAGAAGGCAAGCCAAAGATACTGCTGCTAAAACAGCAGAACCGCCTGACCCGGCTGCTACTGCTGTTGGTGTTATTAAGACAGCAGCAGCGGCGGACGCTGCTGGCAAGCCACCGGATGTAAAAGTAGACGTAGCAGAACCGCCAGTTGTTGCTGCTGAAACTGCTGCAATAACGCCAGCCCCTAAGACCGCAGCAGTAACAATAAGTGACATTGTAGAAAGGTTTCCAGATGGCTTTCCTTCAATTGCCGAGCTTAAAAAAACGGCCAAAGATTTGGGGATTGATCCCGAAGTAAAGGTTAAAAGAGGGTCACCCGAAGCTGTTGATAAAGCAAAGGCTGCTGGAGAATCGACTGCTGATGATTACGTCCGAGTGCAACTCATGGAGAGGATCATTCAAGCGGAACGTGCCGCGCCAGCACCTGTTACCCCAGCACCCGTAGCCCCAGCGCCTGCAATAACAAAAACAGGCAAGCCGATAGACCCAGAGCTTACCAACTCAATCGGCAAAGTTGTTGACTTTAAGAAAGAAGGGGGGCTCCTGTTGGAAGAAGGATACGCCTATCGAAGGGTGAATAAAGAAGAGGTTACCAGCATATCCGAAGAAGGGTTTATGGTCACGGACCCGAAACTGAAGGGAAAGAAAAAAAGACCGGGCGGCCAAGTAAACCAGAAGATGTTCAGTGAAAAAAATCCAGACATTCCGAATGCGGCATATGGAAAAGAGGCTGTTGTTGTTAAGGTGCGTAAAGAAAATGTTCCCGTTGGCACTAAAGGAAAGGCTGTTCGTGAGCAGGATGTGGAAGTCTTTTCCCACGACGGAACTCAATGGGTTTCCCAGACTCCCGCTGAATTTTTGCAAGCTCGGGCAGCAGCAAAGACAGCTATTGCAACACCTTTACCTAAACCAACAATTACGGAGCCGTTGACGGTTACCACTGCGCCGGTTGTTGGGGAGCGCGTAAAAATTGAACCAACCAAGCCAAAAGGACCGGAACCGACCGTTCAGCAGACGCTAGACGACGCGCTAGACGCATACGGAAGTCCTGATAAAGCATGGGAGCATCTGGACAATCAGGTGAAGGCGTTGGAAGGCGATAAAGCGAACAAGGCTACCGTGAAGCGTCTTGAAGCCGCTAAGCGCAAGATTGCGAATACACTGGAAGAGGAGCATCGGCGAAGCGAACTAGCGCAAGCGGCAGAACAGGAAACCGGCAAGTATGATCTTCTTGAAAGCGTGAAGCAGCTTGGTAAGCTGCCATCCGCCACGTCCAAACACGCCAAAGAAGCCGTTGGAGAACTGAAACGCATCAAGGAATCCAGTAAAGGCGCGACCACCTCGCTTTTTAGCAAGGACGCAGGCAGTCTCGACACGCTGCGAGAGGGATTGGCCGAGCGCGGATTCCAGTTTGATACCTACTTCCAAATGCTTGAAGCCATTGAGGCGGCGAACACGTCGGGCAAATCGGTTTTTGGCAGTCAGTTTCCCGAGGGTTACAGAGGCGGACCCGGCGCGATGGGGCCGGTGGAACGGGCGCAGTTTGAGGCGGAACGGAAGATTTTCCAGTCTGCACAAGAGCCAATTCAGCAACGGCGCGTTGCTGAGCAGCGTGGGGACCGCGAAGAATGGCTGCGGCGCTCTGATCCTGAACGCATGGCGGAGGCGGAGGCAATCATGGAGAAAAACGAGAACGCCGGAAGGGATCTCGTTAATAGCATCAACGCGGGCGAAACTAAGTCTGCCACGGACGTTCAAGAATTGATCCTTGTCCGAGAATTGATCGACCAGCACGCCAAGCGCGATTCCGCTGCCGAGAGACTGGCTGACCCTGACCCTACAATTACGCGGACAGAGCGTGAGCAATATCAGAAAGATTGGGACGCTGCGAACGAGCGAATTGGACTGACAGAGGACGCATCTGACAAGACTGGAAGCGAAAAAGGCGCGGCATTTCGGATGCGGCGCATGATGGTCGCTGACGACTACTCATTGCAGGGGCTTTCGCGCCGGGAACGCAAGATGAAGGGGCGCGATTTGACGCCGGAGGAAGTCGAGGCGTTGCGGAAAGAAGCTGACGCCATCAAGAAAAAGCAGGAGGAAATCGACAGCGTTGTTGAAAAGGAAAGCAAGGAGCAAGAAGAAGCTGCCGTGGATTCGGTGCTGGCTGCTGCCATTGCTGACAGGGAAGCGCAGAAGGCCGCTGCGCAGAGGTCCGGCAATTTGCCATATCACCCAAAGGTATTGGAGCAAGCCGAGCGCATTGTTTCCAAGTGGGAAGAAGAGGCGGTTGGCGCGGCGGAACGCCTAAAGAACTTTTTCGGAAGTGAATCAGGGGCCGTCGGTGGTGTTGGCGGACCAAAGGGCGAAGGAAGGTATCTTAGCGGAAAACCAAAAAAGCCAGGATACTCAAACAGAGCAGAGCAAAATAGTAGGATTAAAGACTTAGTGATGGTTCTCCGAGCGAAGGTTGGTCGCTTTTCGCTAGACAAAACAACGGCGCTTGAAGTCCTTATTTTGGAATACGGCGAAGGGGTTCGTCCATATTTTGACCCGGCATGGAAGGCCATGCAGAAAATGATCGGAATGGAGGTTTCGTCCAAGCCGCCAAAGGTAAGGGAAGCCGTCAAAACCGGCGCGACCGCACCGGAGAAGCAACCCAAACCGCCCAAGTCCAAGGATACGCTGGTTGGCGAAGGACGCGCGGCAGTCGAAAAAGGCGAAGGACTGCACAACGTGGTGGCGCAAATCGTGGACGGCATGATTGACGCCGGGAATCGTGACCGCGCCGACATCTTCAAGCGCACGACCAAGATTGTGCAGGAGTTCATGCCGGAAGCCACGGAACGCGACGTGAATCGCGCGTATGTGGATTACGGCAAAAAGAGATACCCGAATCCCGACGAAGCGGCAGCGTTCAAGCGCAAGACGCGGCAGGCGGTGAAAATTGAAGAAGACATTGCCCGCATTAAAAACGAAAAACTTCGCCCAGAACTGCAAGGGTATCAGCGCGAAAAACTGGATCAAGAGCTTCGCCGTTTAACGCAAGAGCGTAGCGAGCTTTTGAAAGATTCGTCGCTACCTCAAGAACCGGGCGCGTTTGCATCGAAAGACGAGGCCAAGCAGACAAGAATTAAAAATCGCATTGCGGAACTAGACGGTTACTTGAAGGGCGAAAAGCCGGTTGAAAAAAGGCCGACGCAGCCGGACAGCGCAAAAACCGAGCAGATGCGCGCTGAGAAAGAAGCGCTGGAAGCCTACGTAAAGGAAGTGGATGCTGTTAAAAATCCACCTTTGTCTGATGCTCAGAAGGCATTGGATTCCGCCATGATAGCACGCGAACGTGCCGGGCAGACCTTGGACGACATTTCCACAGGAAAGGTAAAAGACCCCGTAAAAATAAAAGAGGCGTTAACGCAACTAGAAGAGGATGTTCGCCTCGAAACCGATGCGCTCAAGGCGCTTGCCGCCGAGATGCGCCGGGACGCCAAGCCAAAGGGTGATCCTGGCTATCTGAAAGAGCAGGCGCAAATCAAGTCGCTTGAACGCGCTATTGCTAGTTACGCTGAGAAAGTAGCAAAAGGTGATTTGGCTGGCAAAGGCAAGATGCAGGGGCCGGATTCTCAACGCGTCACGCAACTAAAAGCCATTCGTGATTCGCGCCAAGCGGCGTATCAGGCTGCAAAAAACCTTGGAAAGCCAGTGCTGTCACTGGAACAGCGTTACAATGCCACGCGTTTAAAGGCATTGGAGAAACGCGAAGCTGAATTTGAGGAGAAAATACGCACCGGACAGTATGCGCGCCCTCCCAAGAAAGTTTCTCCAAAACTGGATGTGCCTACGCAGGACGCACAAATTCGTGTGGATGCAATAAAGCAAAAGTTTATGCAGGGACAATTTGAGTATAACCAGAAACAACGAGTTCTAAGTAAGAAAATTGTAGATGGAATTGGGCAAACGCTTCGCGCTGGCATCAACATTATTTCGTCAGTTGATTTGAGCGGATTTAGGCAAACTCTTGGTGCAGTCTTGATTGCTTCTGGAAAAACCGTTTTTCCTTTGGACGTAAGGCGAAATGTATCAGGAAAAATAATGCCAACTTTTACTAATCCTTTGCGTTCTGCCATGATGATTCTTCGTCCAGCCGCAAAAATGATTGTGGCTGGTATTTCCGAACAGAAAGCAAAACGCATGGAAAAGGCAAGGGAGAATCGGCCTAACTCCAAAAGCGGTGCTTATAATGAGATGGAAATTGACCAGACTTCACTAGATACAAAGGTTAATTCAAAACATGAGGAAATGATGCGCTCAGTTTTAGATGATTGGGCGCAACTGTCGATTCGAACCGGAAACACCGGAAAAACAATCATTACGGCACCTGGAAAAGTAGCAGCAAAAGTTGTCCGCGCCTCTAATCGCGCATTTAACACGCTTCTTAACGAGATGCGATTGGACCTTGCCGATGCGCTTCTTTTAGAAAACTTTAAAGATCGCGCCCCAACTACAACCGAATTGAAAGTATTGGGAAACTTAGTGAATATTGCTACCGGACGCGGAAACATCAATCCAACTCTTGCTAGAGGCGCGGGGTATGTGTTTTGGGCACCATCGCTTTTTGTTAGCCGAGTTAAAGGTCTAGTAATGGAGCCGATATTTAGCATAAAGCAGCCGTTTAAAGGAACTGGACGCGCTCGCGCTGCTGTTGCAAAAGATTATGCTAGAGTGATTATTAGTGGATACTTGCTTTGGAAAATGGGGCAAATGTTTAGTGACAAAAATGTTGATACCAGCGATCCCACATCTAGCGATTTTGGAAAAATTGTGCGTGGAAACACCCGCATTGATCCTTGGGGTGGACACCAGCAAGTTGGTGTTCTTGCAGCAAGAGTGGTTACCGGAAAAACAACTTCAATCAAAGGAATTGAGCGTGAAAATGATCTTGGCTCTGTTATTGCAAGTTTTGGTCGAAACAAATTGCGACCAGATTGGGGAGCGCTTTGGAACGCTTACGAAATTTACATTGAAAAACCAAGGCCAGGAAGGCCGGAGACTTACTCAGAAGTTGTTGCGTCCATGTACACGCCAATGTCTTTGCGTGATATTGTCGATATTATGCGGGATCGCGGCATGGCCGAGGGAGCAATTGTTGAAGCCCTTGCTATGTTTGGCGCTGGTGTATCTGTTTATGGCGACGAGGATGAGACAAAAGCACGCCGATGACCGCCAAAGCCAAACCCGCGCCGCGCATCAGTTACGACAACTTTGCGCTGCCTCCCGGTTACGAACCGTGGCATCTGTGTTTGACTAAGTTTGGACTTGGTAAAGGCGAGGAAAAACTAAAATGGTTTAAGCGTCTTGTTACTGAGCTTTGGCCGGAACCGCTATTTATGTGGGATAGGTGGAGCGACCTGTTCTTTGGCGCGTTGTGCGGTGCGAAAGAAACTGTTGAGCGAACTATTGGCGCAAAGATTGAATCCGATTATCCGTGGTGGGAGCAACTAACAGCCACAGGAGCGGCGGGAACGGGCAAAAGCTCAAGGGCCGCGTTGTGGGTTCTTTGCAACTGGCTGTGCGCTCGCGAGCATACAACCTGTATGTTGACCTCAACTAGCGTCACTGCGCTTAAACAACGTATCTGGAGCGAACTGGTGGACTGGATACAGAAGTGTAAGCAGCCATTGTCTGACCCCACGATTGGCTGGCTACAAATTGTGCCATCCGACACCATTATCCGGTGGAGTGGTGAGGATACAAAAAGCGCCATCTTTGGTCGTGCAGTCGATCAAGGCGGTTCTGTGGACAACGCGGTTGGGCGCATCAAGGGTATTCACAATCGTCGCGTGTTTGTTGTGACGGATGAGATGACGGCGATGCCCGAGGCTATTGCCAAGGCTTGTCGCAACTTGGATTCAGGCACAATGGAGTTTCAGTTTATTGGGCTAGGCAACGCCACTGACTATTCTGATCAGCATGGAATTTACTGTGAGCCTGTGGACGGATGGAACAGCGTTACGGTGAATGACGAGTTCTGGTTGACCAAGCTGGGTGGTTGTTGCGTGCATTTGGATGGGCATAAGTCGCCATCATTGGATAATCCGGCCAAGTATCATTTTTACATTGGACGCAAAAAGCTGGAAAAGGATGCGC